CCTCACCGCCCTAGGCGGAGAACAGGCGAAGAAGAAAGGCAGAAACACCAACCTAATCAAGGCAATGTGCGAATGTGAGAATGTAATCCGACTTTCTCGCGGTGTCCTTGAATCTGGCGTGACATGCAACCAGTGCGAGGAGGTGTTCAAGGAGGCGTAAGCCTCCCGCCCCCTGCCCGATAAGTCGGCGCGAGTTCATGACTCACAGGGGGCGCGAGTGTGAGCAACATCACACCGCGAAAGCGTGACACGCGATGCGGTAGATGATTTACTTACACCAAGCAAGACCACAGCGGGAAAAGTTCCCCTTGTGTATTAAGACGGGAGAAAGAAAGAATGGCAACAAGAAGCACAATCGGTATTAAGTCAGAAGATGGCACAGTCAAAGCGATTTACTGCCATTGGGACGGATACCCCGCAGGTGTAGGGCTTGGCTTGATTGAGAACTACAACAGCAAAGAGCAGGCACAAGCACTCATCAACCTAGGCGGATTCTCCTCACTCATGGAGACACTAGAGGAGACAAGGGGCGGTGTGTACATGGATGCACACTACAAGCCACAAGAACCAGCCCGCACTTTTACAGGCGAGAAAGATTGGTTTGAAAACTTCAATCAAGGCGAGGAGTATTTCTACCTATACACAGAGGGCACAGGATGGCTTTACTCACAGGGTGGCAACTGGTCAGGTATTAAGACAGAAAGCGAGGTCGCATAATGCAAGGCACATGCGATGACTGCGAAAGCGTTACCCGTATCACACTCACCCCTTACGGCACCCGATTTATGGCAGAGATTGCATGCCCTAAGTGCGGTGTGTCTTACGACACAAACTTAGATGATGCAGACATGAGAAAGGTTAGTGCTTAAGACATGAAAATCACATACGAAATCTACAGCAAGCGCGGAAGTTTCTCAGGCTTGAACACCACCGACAGCATGGAAAAGATGGCACAAATCAAAGCCATGCTTGAGGCTAACAAGCAAGCCTGCACCATCGTAAAGATTACCGAGGAGGTATGACTTAAGACAGAAAGAAAACATGTGATGAAAATCACAGCCTCAAATCTTGGAGAAAGCGCGGTGTTCATGCCACCATTGAGGCACTGGTAACAATCCCGTTACCTACAAGAACAGGAGATGCACCAAATGAAGCGAGCCGAACTCATAATCGGAAAGAGTTATTACATGCACGAGTCTGCCAACTGGCGGGACAAAGTTTATGCAGATAATTCTTATGCAAAGACCGCCGACATACACAAACGGCGCAAGGTTGTAATCATAGAAACACAACTTAAGACAGAACAAGAAAAGAAATACCGCAATCGTGATGTCTTAATACAGAACAGCAACGGCGACCAAAAATGGGTAGCCCTCAATCACATCCGCATTGAGTGGATTGAAGCGGTCAGTCTGATAACAAAAGACTGGCGCAACGCACGAGGCTATGACGACCGAGCCAGAAAATACGCCCGCCACCTAGAACGCAAGTTTCTCCGCGAGCAATACACCCCTGCACTCAAGAACATGCTTGAAGAAATCCAACGAGTGACAGGCGAGAAAGTATTTTCATGGGACAAGTTTGAGAGTTTAGACATCAAGACAATCCAGATTCTAACTCAAGCAATCTCAGGTATTAAGACAGAACTAACAGCGGTGGCATCATGACTTACGACATAAACAATAACTGCATCGTGTGTGATGCGTATGTCTATGACCAACACAAACCAAGTTGTATGTCTTATGTCAGAGAAAGTTACTCAGAGTTTCTTAAGAGGATTCAAGTAACTATCTGCGGAGACTGCCTTATCCCACTCAACCAATGCCAACATGCCAAGGAGTACAAGCGATGAAACTCACACGCCGAGGCAAACAAGTCAGAGCAATCTTTATTTATGTCTTAATACTCAGCGCGTTCTATGCATGGACAGTTGCACTAGGAGTCTGGGAGATTCCTGAGTCCTGCTTAGTCGAGCAAGTCGGGTGTCCTGCTGGACATCCTCTGCCTTAAGACACAATGTGACCAACATCACATTAAGTTTAAGCACAGTGTGACGGACATCACATTAAAAATGCTTGACATCCGACTAGCCAACTGGCAAAGTATGAATTACCAACAAGACAGGAGAAGTCAAATGGATTCAGTAACAGTTGTAGTACCAAGCAGGTTCTATAACGACCATAAGTTCCGCGACCTACCAAGCGGAAAGGTCATCAAGGAATACTCAAACGGCAAAGTCAAGGTTGTCTTAAGTCAGAAAGAATTAAGCGACTTGCTATCCGATGCTCAGTATTACTCAGAGTGTTCTGACCAATTCGACAGCGCCTATCAAGGGTTATGTAAATCAGCAACAGCAACAGTAAAAGCAATACACCTACAGACAGGAGAAACACAATGAGATACGAAACAAAAGATGGCAAGTACTACATGCATGGTGAGTACTCAGGAGGCAACTCAAAGAAACGCTACTCAATCGGTATGCACACCGACCAAGGTGACCAGCACATCGAAGATGTATTGGGATACAGAGAAGCCAAAGCATACTTAAAACAATTACTACTTAAGACAGGAGATAACTAACATGGCACTACCAGAACACACACTAGAAGCATTAACCAATGGCGCTAACAACATGTCATTCAATGAGAACGGAGAGATGACTAGCGCAAGCGGGTCAGGCGTGGACTTGTATGTCCTCTTGTCTCTTGTCTCATGGATTAAGTTAGAACTTAAGACAGGAATGAAGATGACCCGTCATGGAAGCACGCTTAAGAAGGCTAACGAAATGCTGGGTACAAACTACAAGCGCAAGCAACAGGCACTTGACCACCTTGAGGCACTGCTCTCAGTACTTAAGACAGAGGAGAAATCTAATGGCTAATGTATGGAAGTCATCAGTTACAAAAGGCATGACCAAGCACCTCACCGAGCAAGAACTATCAGACTTGATAGCAAAACTAGATGATGTTGTCATGATGGTCTGCGAATCCTACGAGATTGGGGCTTAAGACATGAAAGAGTTCACAACATACTGGTATGTATGCACCTCATGCGATACCTCAATGGAGGTAACGACAAGACGAACAGTTAATCGTGCGCCTCAATGCACATGCAAGCACAGCCATGTAGTGCTATGCCAAACCAGCCCTGCTATCAAGAAAGATGTGGCTTAAGACATGAAAGATAAATGGTTACTCACGATTGAGGTAGATACCTATGACGGCGACCCTCGCACATGGGATTGGAACCACCCTGAGTTTAAGTTCGATGACTCAACAGTTAAAGTTCTTACATCAGAGTTCAAGGGACGAGTGCTACCTAATGAATGATAAGGAACTTAAGAGATTACACAGCGCAATAAAGAGAGCAAGGTCACAGCGAAATGCCACGACTAATAACGAGGACTTCGACTACTGGCATGGCATAATGGAACATCACCTAGAAATACTGGGTGTATTACTTAAGACAGGAGAAAAGAAATGAACCACACAATCACAACTGGGGCTATGAGTAAGTCAGTCACAGCCTACGACAAGGACTTCGACCTCACCATTGATGGCGTAGAGATGCGAGTTGTCCTACATTGGGATGATGTTGATGGCTTCGAGACTACATGGCTGGACAAGGAAGGTAGATTCATTACATCACCTGACTGGCTTGATGAGGTAGAAGATTTCTGTCTTAAGTTAGATGGCACAGAACCACACAGCAAGGTGTCGCTATGATAATCATGGAGTGCAGAAGTTGTGGTACCACAGTAGAAAATCCAAAGACTATGAACTACATGACTGAACGATGCACGCCTTGTGAATTAAGACACAGGGAACTAGCCAACCGCGCTATTGATACATACCTTGACAGCATACGAGAGCAGGAGTTGCAACAATGAGAGACATCCATCCACACGCACGCATCTGGATTGCAACTGCCGTAGGTCTAGCCGTAGCGCTGGTAGTTACACAGCCTACAGTCTTGACACATCAGCCAGAAGGTAGAGTAATTGCCCACTACGAGAACGACTACCAACGCTATGCCATTGACCAACTAACTAAGCAGGACAAACTTGAACAGTGGTCTTGCTTGTATGAACTATGGAAACGCGAGTCAAACTGGCGACCAAAAGCCAAGAACAAAACATCTAGTGCCATGGGTATTCCACAGTTACTGGACAGTACATGGGAGAACATCGGTCTTAAGCCAACCTGGAATGGCAGGAAGCAGATTGATGCTGGGCTTGTCTATCTGGAACACAGATACGGCAAGTCAGGCAACAACATCTGCCGAGCATACGCTCATCACCTTGCCAAGGGTTGGTATTAAGACATGAAGCCTGAGTACCATGAAATTATGAGCGTAAGAATAATGGGCAAGCGCCATGGCAAAACCATCACCCGTTATTTCTTAAGATACAACCCAAGAATTATGAGCAAGGGTAAGTGCAGGGGTATAGACACCGAAATATTTTATCCACCGAAAGACTTATTCACCCGCGATGAGGAGCGCATGATTGACAAGATGTGTGCCGAGTGTCCGATTAAACAGGCATGTTTAGAGTGGGGCTTAGCCCATGAAAGGTACGGAGTATGGGGTGGCACCACACCTGCGATGCGTACCCGTCTGCGTAGTCGTGTCGGTTGGGATGTGACAGACCCAAACAATAACCCTGTGTTATGATTGTCTAGCACATAAGCGATAAGTTTATGTGCATAGAAAAGCCCAGCGATTCTCTCCTGTCTCGCTGGGTTTCTCTATGTATTAAGCCAGATTAAGTTCCTTAGCAAGCATGAATACTTCATCACTTAAGTCATCAAGAGTTCCATCATTATAGATAACATGATTAAACATGTACATGTCCATTGCATGCTCCGAAGGATGACCATTAACTGCACTGTGATTGTGTCGGTTGATGCGCCAGACAGAACCACCAAGATTCTTGATTGCTTGTGCCTCATTAGGAAAACGCACATCAGAGACAACAACTTTATCTTCTGACTTAAGACCTGACAATGCAATCTTAATCCAGAAGTCATCACCAAACATCTTGCGCCCAACATCTGTACCTAGTACCTGCAATAGACGGCGCACCTCTGGGTCACGCTTAGTTACATCCCAGCCATAGTCCTCAACACGATGGGCTATGTGTGTGATGCTATCTAACTTAGGATTCAACCTCAGTAAAGCCTCACGCATTGGGTCAGCGAAAGCGATACGGCGGTATCCGTAATTAAGACACAACAATTCTGCCGTGCTGTCCTTGCCTGATTGTGCGTATCCACTTAGTCCAATAATCATGAGTCACCCATCGCTAACTTAATCAACATAATTAAAAGTA